CGTATCGCGCAGTAGCAGAATTAAATCCACAGTTTTGGGAATGGTCAACATTGCCATGGAACAATGGATTGACTATACTGCGTAAAAAGTATAGCAACAAGTATCATAGGAGTTAGTATGTTAGCAACAAGCATTCATGAGCATGCAGGATTGGGGAATCAAATATGGAGATACGTTTGTTGTCGTGTATTTGCAGAAAATCATGGTTATGATTTTGGTGTCAGTCATCCGGGCTGGAGAGGTAAGTTTTTAAATGTTGATTGGGGTAAAGTTGTCCCTAACTTTGAAGAAGACTCTGATTATCATATCAATTCTGGATACTTGTATTATAAAGAAGAATCTATACATCATGCATCAGCACCCGGAGAAATTGGTGATCCAGATCCTAGATTTAAAGAATTAGAACCTAACACATATATCAATGGCACATTTCAAAAGATGTCATATATTGAAGAGCATCGAGATAAGATAAGAGATTGGTTGACGTATGATAGTAAATTTAATATTACTGATTATTCTGATGAAAATATATGTGTTATTCAACTAAGAGGTGGTGATTATACAACAGGGCATTCAATGTTACCTCCAGAGTATTATCATCAGGCGATGCATCACATGAGACAAAACAACCCAGATGTTGAGTTTGTTATTGTCACAGATGATCCGAAGACTGCAGGAAGAATGATACCTAATACACCTATAGTAGGATCGGCAACTGCAGAAGAAAAAGATCCCGATCAAAAGTTTATTAGTTGGTATGAATATACTGGAGGGCCTGTGTATATGGACTATAGTATACTAAACAACGCAAAGTATGCTATAATATCATCATCAACATTCGCTTTCTGGCCTGTGTGGTTGAATACAAAATTAGAAAACGTGATAGCACCTAAGTATTGGTTTGATTGGAATCGATCTGATGGGTGGTGGAGACCTAAAGATGGGATCGTAAATGATCCTGCATGGTTGTGGATGGATAAGTTTGGTGGATTGTATGAAAGTGAAACTTGTATTAATTTAGCAAAAAAATACTATGCTTAATCTTGATAATGTAACGTTATTTTGCATTTCATCTGACAACACAGATGGTGCGATCACGGCTTTGCAATATAGTATGAGGGGTATTAATTATGGTGCTGTTAAACTCATCACACATAAGAAACCCGATAACTTACCACAGGGAATTGAATTCTCTGAATGCTATGAAATTACTTCAATACACGAATACAATTACTATTGCATCTATAACCTTACCAGACACATTGATACCGACTATTGTTTACTGGTTCAACCTGATGGATTTGTTATAAACCCTGACAAGTGGGATAACGAATTTTTTGATTATGATTACATAGGTGCACCATGGGAGAAGGTAGATCATTCCTATCTTGATCCGTGGGGTAAACCACATCGTGTGGGTAACGGAGGATTTTCTTTCCGTAGCAAAAAACTATTAGATATACCGAAGAGAGCACATATACAATTCGATGTAAACTGGGGAGATTTCTATAAACATTTTGGATATGGTAACACAGCAGAAGATGGAAATATCTGTGTGCACAATCGACATATATATGAACAACTAGGATGTAAGTTTGCACCGGTTTCTGTTGCTGCTAAGTTCTCTCATGAGAAACAGTTACCAGAGACACAGGGTATTACACCGTTTGGATTTCATTATCATTTACCACCCGGAACTACATTATGATCGGTCACAATCACTTAGGAAAGAATGGAAGATTTGGTAATCAAATGTTCCAGTATGCAGCAACCAGAGGTATCGCAGCAAAACGTGGATACGATTGGTGCATACCAGATGGCCCTAAGACAGATGATGAGTTTGAAGATGAAGAGAATCAACACAAACTCTTTATGGCATTTAAAATGGGTGGTGTCAAAACGATTAACATGCATCCTGCTCCTTATAAAGAGGAGGGTAGTTTTACTTTTGATCAAGACTTGTTTGACAACTGTGAGGATAATGTAAATCTATATGGATACTTTCAATCAGAAAAATATTTTAAACACATAGAAGATGAGATAAGAAAAGACTTCGAGTGGAGAGATGATGTAAAGAAGTTATGTAAGGATATGATTGATGGTCTTCATGTTGATCAACTTATATCTCTACATGTTCGTAGAACAGATCATTTAGTCAAACCAACTTACCATAATGTTCTCCCTTTAAGTTATTACAAGGAAGCACTTTCTAAGTTACCTTTGACTCATGATAGTTGCACAATACCAGTCCTTATATTTTCTGATGATCCTGATTGGTGTAAAGAACAAAAGTTGTTCTCATCTGATAGATTTCTTGTATCAGAAAGTGGGGATAATATTACAGACATGTGCTTGATGAGTATGTGTGATTATCACATCATGGCAAACTCTACTTTCTCATGGTGGGGATCGTGGTTGTCAAACAGTAAACGTATCATTGGCCCTAAACTTTGGTTTGGGCCTGATGGTCAAGATCCTAGAGATGTCTATGTAGATAGATGGGAGTATCTTGATGTTTGAGTTTTCAATTGCGATCCCTGCACATGATCGTGGTGAAAACGGCCCTAAATGGATGAGAGAGTTACTTGACTCTCTTGAAAGACAAACCTTTCAAGAATTTGAGGTTGTTGTCTCTGATCAGAGCAAGAATGATGATATTATGAATGTATGTAAGGAATATGATTTCCAATTTACATACATTAAATATCAAGGAGATGTCCCTTGTGAGAATATAAACATAGCATTGAATCACTGTGAAGGTAGAATTATTAAACCGATGTTTTCTGATGATATCTTTCTCAAAGATTGTGCACTTGAAAGAATACAGAGAGAATATAACAAGTTAGATTGTAAATGGGCATTCAGTGGATTTTCAAACTGGGATGGTAAAAATAAACATGACAAAAAAACACCAGTATGGGCAGACAAAACTCTTGAAGGTAGAAACTTATTGAGTAGTCCATCAGTTGTATCTTTTTTGAATGAATGTAAAGAACAATTTGATGTAAATCTCAAACTCTTGCTAGATGTAGATTTTTATCATAGAATGAGAATGAGGAACGGTATGCCACATATCATACTTGGTTCTCTGGTTGCAAATCGAGAACATGATGATAGAATAAGCAGTGATGCAACATCTAATTATGATTGTGTGGTCGAGCATCCAGAGGGTAACTGGCTTATGAACAGTAGAGAACTACAATATATTCATGAGAAGTATCCTGAATTTATTAAAAAACAAATTTATCCTGATGAGATCTGATTTATCAAAAGCAACATTTATTATTCCGATTAGGATTGAATCTCCTGATAGGATGCGTAATGTAATTACTACTACTGCATTTCTACTAGAGAATTTTAAAACAAATATTATTATTCAAGAAGTTGATAAAGAATCTGTATTTGAAAAAGAAGCGTTACCAATCTTAGAGGATATAGTTGATGTTGATATATGGGAAAACTTTAACTTTATTTTCAAACAAAGTAATGAACCATTATTTCATCGTCAAAGAGTTTTAAATGAAATGATTATGGAGGCAGATACTGAAATAGTTGTGAATTATGACTGCGATGTTATCTTACCCCGTAAATCATATGAACTCGCGTATCAGGGGATTGTGGACGGTCTATATGACGTTGTTTATCCATACGCTCAAGGTGATTATCAGAAGCGTGTAGCAGCAACAGATATTACAGTATCAAAGTTTTTAGAGACAGGTGACTACGAGTTTCTAAATGCTGTATCTGATATATCAACATCTGATTTTGGATGGGCTCAATTCTTTCGTAGGCAAGTTTACATTGATGGTGGTATGGAAAATGAGAATTTCAAAGCATATGCCCCAGAAGATAAGGAAAGATTTTACAGATTCACAACTCTTGGTTATAATGTAGGTAGAATTAATGATTACGTTTATCACTTGGAACATTCAAGAGGAGAAAACTCATGGTTTAGTAATCCACATATGCAGGACAATCAGCAGGAGTGGATTAAATTATCGCAAATGAGTAAAGAGAAATTACTTCAATATTATTCTGAACAGGAGTATCTAAAAAAATATGCTCGCCTTTAATAATATCGGTAGTCTTGGAAGACTAGGTAATCAAATGTTTGAGTATGCTGCACTTCGTGGCATCTCTGCTAAACATGGATATGAATGGATGATACCACCACCAGAAAATAAGGGTATTGAGAACTATAGTTTGCATGAGTGTTTTAAATTATCATCTGATCGTAAAGAAGGTATTATGGATCCTTGTCATTATGCACAAGAACCTCACTTTCATTTTTGCGAAGAACTATATGAAAAATGTCCTGATGGTGTGAGTCTTCATGGATTCTTTCAATCATGGAGATACTTTCATAATGTGGAAGATGAACTTAGAAAAGATTATACTTTTCATGAGGGTATCTCAGAACCATGTAAGGAGATGATAGAAGAACTTGGTGATAAAGAACCAATCATGTTGCATGTAAGAAGAGGTGATCCGAATCTTACAGATCCTCGTGGTTTCAAATGGTCATACACACAGTGTGGAGATCAGCATCCTGTCCAACCCATAGAATATTATGAGAAAGCACTATCACATTTTGATTCAAAACAACCTGTAATTGTGTTCTCCGATTCAACTGAATGGGTAAAAGAGCAAGAGATCTTTAAACCTGATAGATTTATGGTTTCTGAACCAGAGGATAAATATGCTGACGGTTCATTTACACCGTATGCTGACTTGTGCTTGATGAGTCTATGTTCACATGCTATAATAGCAAATAGTTCTATGAGTTGGTGGGGTGCTTGGTTGATCTCCAATCCCGACAAGCAAGTTATCGCACCAAAGATGTGGTTTGGCCCTGCATATGCAGACAAAGATACGACAGACCTTTATTACCCTAATTGGATTGTATTATGACTAGAATAGAAAGTTATGAAGATCTGACAGATAAAATTGTTGGATGGTTAAAAGATTATTACTTTGATAATAATATCAAAGCATTCGTTGTCGGAGTGTCAGGTGGAATTGATTCTGCTGTTGTCTCCTCACTATGTGCAAGAACAGGATTACCCACATACGTTGTGTGTATGCCTCTAGAATCTAAGTTTGAAAACACAAGACTCTCTGATGCACACTCAAAGGAATTGGTAGAAAAATATGATAATGTTAAGAGAGTGGAAGTAGAATTGTTTAGTGCTTATGATAGTCTGATCAAATCAATTGAGTGGTGGTCAGAGGCACAACATTTTGATAAAAAGGAATTCACATCAAGTGAACTTGCAAATGCAAATACAAAGTCTCGTATGCGTATGGTGACTCTGTATCAAATCGCAGGATCAGTTGGTGGTATCGTAGTTGGAACAGGTAACAAAGTGGAGGATTATGGAGTCGGTTTTTATACTAAGTATGGTGACGGTGGTGTTGATATCGCCCCTATTGCTGACCTTTATAAAACGGAAGTCTGGGAACTAGGAGAATACTTAGAAGTAGATGAAAGGATTTGTGAAGCACCACCAACTGATGGTCTATGGAAAGATGCTCGTAGTGACGAGGATCAACTAGGTGCAACATACGCAGAACTAGAAGAAGCAATGGAGACAGGCACAGGCCCTGCTGTTGAAGTTCTCAAGAAATTCAACACACAGAACAAACATAAAATGCAACCCATCCCTACATTTAAATTATGAAGATAGGATTAATCGGAGCAGGTAGATTAGGTATCTGCTTAGCTCTTTTAATTGAAAGAGCAGGATTTGATGTTATAGCATCAGATGTTCGTGAAGATTATATTGAAAATCTTAAACACAAAGTTATATTCACAAATGAACCACAAGTTCAAGATTATCTTTCTCAATCTGAAAACATTGAATTTACCACAGATAATCAGAAGGTAATTGATGATTCAGATATTATCTTTACTTTGGTTCAGACACCATCACTTGAAGATGGTAGTTATGACGTAAGTGCTGTATGGAAAGTTGTTCAGAATCTTCAAAACTCTAACACAAAAGGGAAGTCTTTCGTGGTTGGTTGCACAACAAACCCCGGTGATTGTGATGAGTTTCAAAAAATGCTTGACATGGACGTATACTACAATCCAGAGTTCATAGCACAAGGATCTATCATCAAAGATTTGCAGCATGCAGATATGGTTTTGTTGGGTGGAAATGGAAAACACCTTGAAGCATTGCAAGAACTATATTACTTAATTCAATATAGTTTTAAACCTGCACATGTGCATACTATGAGCACAAAGGCTGCAGAAATTACAAAGATTGCTGTTAATTGTTTCTTAACTACTAAGATCAGTTATGCAAATATGCTTGGTGAAGTTCTTTCATTATCAGGATTAGATGATGAAATTAAAACTGTATTAAGTGCGATAGGAACTGATAGTCGAGTAGGCACAAAGTATCTTAACTTTGGTTTTGGATTTGGTGGGCCTTGTTTTCCAAGAGACAATCGAGCATTTGCTGCACATGCACAAAGCGTGGGGGTAAAACATAATATTGGTTATACAACTGACGCATTTAATGAAGAACATGCTCAGTTTATCAAAGAGTTTTTCATACGTAAGAACGAAAATCGATTACCCTTTGCATTCAAATATTTGACATACAAACCGGGTATCGATATACTTACAGAGAGTCAACAATATCGTTTATGCCTTGATCTTTTGAATGAAGGATACAAAGTATATTGTATGGACGATGCGATCATTCATTTATGTGATGATCGAATTATATTTGAAGACCCTAAAGAGGATGTCTATTGGATCAATCTGTAACTGATAAGAATAAGTCTGCTTATAAGTTAAAAAACTTTGGGCCTGTATATTGTATTAATCTTGATGGGCAACCAGATAGATGGCAATTTATGGAGTCACAATTTAAGTTTTGGGAGATCGATAATTATACTCGTATCTCTGCTTATGATGGACGTGAAGATGACTTAAGTGATATTATCAAGGGTAAATATCCTGAGAATATGTCATCTGGTGAGGTAGGATGCACAACATCACACCTGAGAGCGATGAAGCACTATCTAGAAACAAGTGATTCACCATATGCTATTATGATGGAAGATGATTGTAGTTTAGATCTTGTTAAGTTTTGGAATTTTAAATGGAGTGATATCTACGCACACTTCCCTTATGATTATGATGTAGTTCAACTTGCTATTATATGCACTGGTGATATACATGTAAGATTGCATAAGAGATTTGTTAATGACTTCTCTACTGCATGCTACGTAATCAGTCGCTATCATGCAGAAAAGTTGGTTCGTTTACATTGCCGTGGTGATAAGTATAAACTTGATCAAGGTGTGAAGCCACGTCCTGTTGCAGATGATTTAATTTACAACTCAGGAAATGCATTTGCAATTCCACTTTTGGTTTACAAGTTTGAATTAGGATCAAGCATACATCCAGTTCATGTAGATGTATATCATAAAAATAATTATGAAGCACAAGTTAATTTTTGGACACAAAATGGTGCAAATATTGACATTGCTGACTATATGAACTATGATCCATACCTTGGTCGTGTTACAGAAAGTAGTGCGGGTAAGTGACAGACACATAAGTGGTTGTCATACGTTGACACCGTTTAGATAATCTGGTATTATAAATAAATCAACTGTCACATGTGACAGTTCTAGTCAAAGGACTCGAAAGATCGTAACCCTGTGGCGAATGTTAAACTATCCTGTCGGGGATAGAATCATCCGCAGGGAAAACTCTGCGAGACACTATAAAAAACAATGTCTATTAAATCAATTGCAGCTCTTGCTGTATCTCCATTCCTTTTCGCAGGTGCTGCTTTTGCTGGCCCATATGTTAATATTGAATCAAATTCAAGTTTTACTGGATCTGACTACACAAGCACAGCAACAGACCTAGCAATCGGATACGAAGGTGCTAACTGGTGGGTTCAAGGTGGCCCTGTAGTTACATCACCTGACAATGGTGAGTCTTCAACAGACCTTCTTGTTAAAGCAGGTGGTAACGTTGCTCTTAACGATGTAGTTGGTGCATACGGTGAAGTATCATACCAAACAGCAGACAATGCTGATTCAGCATACGGTGTAAAACTAGGTGCAAGATATAGTTTCTAAATAAGCATGAGACCTTTCGTGCGGTCTCTGCAAAACGGAACACCCATGACCTCTACATAACGTAGGGGTCTTTTTTATATGAAAAAAATCATCCAAGTTATTACACATCCTGTCACTTATACTAACTTATTAATAGTTGGAACATTATTGATGATAGAATTATTTCATACACAAGCACATTACAGAATGAATGTAGATGTGCATGGGTATTGTAAACAATATGAAACTAATCAACCCACAGAGGTTGAAGATTATGAGGAAGATTGGTAACATTTTTGTAATATAAGTTAATCTAATGGGGGTCATAAGACCTCCTTTTCTATGTTCGGGATCCCGAATGTAAAGAATCTTGTCAAAACTTAACATTTACTATATAATATTGTTACATAAATTTACAAAGTCCAAATGACAACAATTACTGAAAGTGGTGGTCGCCAAAATATGTATCCTACAGATACTCGTCCATATATTGATGAGTCAATCTCATATGAGGGTTATCCACAGAATGCAGAAAAAGTAAATGGTCGTTGGGCTATGATCGGTTTCGTGGCATTAATTGGTGCATACGTAACTACTGGTCAAATCATCCCCGGAGTTTTTTAATGAACTACTGGAAGAACGCAGAGTTGATCAATGGTCGTCTCGCAATGCTCGGTTTAGTAATCGGCACAATCAACTACGGTCTATTCGGATGGATAGCACCCGGTTTCTTTTAAAGAATGAAATTCAATTCACAATTCACAATTAATCACAAAGAGGAAAAACTCATGACTCCAGAAGCAGAAAGATTTAACGGTTGGGCAGCAATGCTTGGTTTCGTAGCAGCAGTCGGTGCATACGCAACAACAGGAAACATCATCCCCGGTATATTCTAATGACAAATAAAACAGAAGTAAAGACAATTGAAAAGCAAAAAGTATTTGCAGAGAAACTTAATGGTAGATTCGCAATGCTTGGAATCATCGCAGGTTTAGGTGCTTACCTAACAACAGGTCAAATCATTCCGGGTTTCGTATAATGAATAATAAAGACATCTTCGAGAGAGCAATCGGTAGACCAGCGATGTTTGCATTCGTTCTATTCGGTGGTATCTACTTAGCAACAGGTCAACTAATACCGGGAATTGTATAATGAACTCAGTAAAGAGACAACCAGTTCCATTTAAAGTTGTGCCATACATCTTTATGTTGGCAGTGATTGCAAGCACCACTACTAATGTATTCGTATGATCGCTGAAGCAACAAACATCTCACCTTTCACGGCAATACTATGGTGTTTTTATCCATTAGCATTCCTTGTAGGGTTAGAGTTGTTTTTAAGAGTAGATGATGATGACGATGACGATCCAGAAGGTGGAGTAATGACACCAGTATACCAAGGAGCATAAACATGATTTATCAAATCTTATTTGCATGTGCAGTATCATTCACTGCAATCAACGGACTACCGTTCGTATTTTCATAAACAAAAGCTGAGGAGCACAAGCACAAATGACTCAATTTTTACTAAAGAACGCAGGATTTATGCCTGTATTTGAATTTTTATTTTTCCTGACTGTAGGAATTACAGCAGGATCAGCAGGACTTATTTGATGAGCGATTTAATGTCACAATCTTATCACGACGTGATGGAAGCATATAAGAGACCAATGAACATTAGGTTTCTTCCTAGGTTGGTCTCATGGATAATAGTATTTGGATTACTATTTGGTGTAACTCAAACAGCATATGCATTTGAGAAAGAACCTGTTATCTGGGTTCAAGTTCCACAGTGGACAGATGACTGGGCAGTATGTGCAGTAGATATTCCAGATTCAGCATGCCATTGGTATGTTGCAGAAGCAGACAATACATTTGGAGAAGGGTTCGACTGGGAGAATGCTCCTTGGTTTGATGCAAATGGTTTAAATGACGTAGCACCAATACAAAAACTAACAGTTGCACAAAGATTGCAAGAGGTAGGATGAATTACTTATCTGCTTACCATATATTACAAATGTTTCTTATGATATTCTCAGGAACAGTTATAGTGGGTGGTCTAATAGTTGTTATGATGGAACCTATGATAGATGAATAAATATATCGCAAACGTAAATTAAACATGCAGAAAATTATCAATGGATGTGCTATCTTTAGTGGCATTGTATCTCTCACCGTTGTTGGTCTTGGCGGTTATCTATATCTCAATAAGGATTCTATTATTGATAAAGTTAAAACCGAGGCACTAAAATCAGTAACAGGTGGTTTAGGAGGAGCGTTACCATTATCAAATCCTTCATCAGTAGATTCACCATCGCCATCACTACCATCACCTTTTTAGAAAGGGATTAATATACTAAATAATACCGCTAATGCGGTATTTTTTTATGGCAGAAGAAAAAAAAGAAATTAAAACAGAAGAACCAAAGAAGAAAGGTTTCTTCGGTAAATTAAAAGAGGCATCTGAAGATAAAGAGGAACAGATGATGATCCTCTCCACCTTTGTCCGTCTTGGAATTTTGATTTGGAGTGGAGGAATATTAACATTGGCCTACGTTGAGTTGCCAGAAGCATTGAAAATACCGAAGCAGGATCTGGATCCGACATTTATAGCTTCAGTTTTCACAGGAGTTCTGGCTACCTTTGGGGTCACTACTTCTAAGAGGGGAGCACAAGGTGGTGGTGCGAGTGGCGGTGTAAGCAAAGGCGATATGGAGAAACTTATCGCAGCAGCATCACAGACTGCACCTGCACAAACAATACGTATTGAGCAAGCACCAATGCAGATCGCCACAGCAGTTCCTCCACAAAAAGATAAGTAAGGGAACCCACACATAACTGCGTATATTTACCTACCTTGATATAATAAATAGTGTCGTAATGGAGTTGAAACTATCATGTCCCACTACACACTTGGTTGGCACGACCAACTAAATGAGTATCACGAAATAGGCGAAT